CAGGGAGCTGGGGGCCTGGGCTGGGGCCTGTCTCGGCGCCGCTGCGCTACCTGGGGCCAGGAACGACAGAGCGGAGTGCGATTGAGATTCACATTGATAGCAATGCACGAACCTCTCCTGGCACTGCTGGCTGTATCGGGATTGCCAGTGAAAACGACTACCGCAAGTTTGTTACTTGGCTGAGGGATACAGATCCGCGTGACCTGTTTGTTGACTACAACCTTGGGACTTGCCCAAAGCCTAAGTAACTTCTATTCTATTTTTTATTGCAAGTAGAAGGGCGCATCTTCGCAGCCCTTCTTTTTCTATTACCTGTAACTTTGTTTTAGATACACCAGTTATGCTTGCAAGTTCCTTCCATGATGTTGGCGGATCTTTACTGCGCTCAAGGATAACATATTTTGCTTGCTCATCTAAATAGCGATCAATTGCCATGTAAGCATCTGCTGTATTAATTCTTACTTCAGCGTCTTCTATCGTATTTGAGCTTTTGTCGTCTGGAATCAGATCAACAATTGCGCTATGCCCTTCCTCATTGCCAACTGCTTTATCAAGGCTGATTACCATCTTCGGTGCATTTAAAGCAGTTTTTACGTCATCCATTTTTATATTCGCTCTAATTGCAACCTCCTGAAGCGTTGGCTCGCGCCCAAGTTCTTTTGTCAGAAGTTCGCTGATCTTTTTGATCTTATGCATTGCCTCATGAATTCCTATCGGCAGGCGAATGCAATAATCGTTTGTTTGTATTGACCTTTGAATTGATTGTCTAATCCACCAGTATGCGTATGTACTAAATGCATATCCCCTTGTCGGGTCAAATTTTTCAATTGCACGAACAAGTCCGAGATTTCCTTCCTGTATTAAATCCATAAAATCAAGTGTATTGCAGAATCTTACATATTTTCTTGCAACGTTTACGACGAGACGAAGATTGCAACTAATGAATTTTGCTTTTGCCCTCATGCCGATTCTTTGTATCTTTCTTTCTTCGTCTGTATATTCTTCCTTTTCTCCTATTGCAATCCATGCCTGAATCTGCACGCCAAGAGAAACCTCTTGAGCCTTCGTCAAAAGCGGGTAGCGGCCTATTTCATTGAGGTAAGCCTGAATCGAGTCGCGGGACATTTTCGTTGGTTGCGCCGGCAGCTACCTGCAAGTAATGGAGTTTCCAGAGTGCTTGCCACTCCTGTGAATGATCCCACACAGTTCCCATTCCGTAAACGCGCCACTTGTATCCATTTTCTTTACATGGCACTTGCAACCATGGCTCAGTAGGCTCAGGCATAAGAATTAATGGTTTCATGTCAGCTCCAACGTATCGTCCTGAAGATCAGTTCCAGGAAAGGCTGAACGGAGAAAGGTTAAAGGAATTGTTTAGCAAGGGTGATCACCAGGGCTTGCTCGATTTCGCGCTCTTGCTGAACCATCAGGCCTCGTTCAATAACAGCAGAGCACACTGGGCATTGCTTGAAGCATCGAAAAACATGGCAGAAGAATTTGCGCTTAGCAAGTACGAAAAGATGGCAAAAGAATTACTTGAGTGATGGGGGATGAGGGGATCGAACCCACCTCAGGCGAATTATGAGTTCGCTGCATTCACCAGATTGCTAATCCCCCGATAGGAGCAGAGGGACTTGAACCCTCACAGCTTTTCAGCCGACAGATTTTAAGTCTGTTGTGTCTACCGATTCCACCATGCTCCCGTGGAATTACTGCCAAACACTTGGCATTACAGTTAAATTATTATTGTAGTGACCCTTTTTGGCATAACTGGTGCGCGGTTGAGATTCCATGCGCTGAAAAACAATTTGTCCAATCAGCATTCCAGGGTAAAGAGGGATGGGATGCACCTGTCTGATGTTGTGCAATTCCAGCGTCAGACGACTGCCATAAAAGCCAGGATCAATGTATGCACTAAGCGCATGAGAATAACCCTCACGCCCACGACTTGACTTCAGAGCAAAACTACCAGCAACGTCATCCGGCATATTCAAAATCTCCTCTGTACTTGCAAGACAAAATTGTCCTGGTCCAAGCAGCCAGGGATTTTCCTCTGTAAAGCCCCTGATCGGCGTTCTTACAAATTCAGGACTAACGACTGATTCAATCATCAACTCGTTACCGAGTCGAACGTCATAGCTCGCTGGATTTAATTGCTCTGGATTGTAAGGGACGATCATCGCCTGCTCTTGTGAGAGGCGTTCGATTTCAAGGTCAGGGAGAATTGCCAAGATCGTTCCTTGCGGCGTCTAACACTAAGCGATGATGCTAGGATTGCACTCCAACCTTCATCTGCGGTTGGGATGTCCGCTGCGGGGGCCAGCGGTAAGGTTGCAGGCGCGAGAGCCGGACTAGCCCCCACCCAATTCACGTCCCATGAGCCTGTAGCAGCGGCCGGGGATGTCGTTCAAAACAGCAGGGGTGCCGAACATGGCGACCTCTTTTCTGTTAAAGGCAATGGCAGCCTCGGCTTCTGTTTCAAACGGCCCTAATGCAAAGCGGGCGTAGGTTGGGGTTTTGATTTGCATCATCCAACCCTTCTTTGACATATGAACGCCACGAAATGGCGATGACGTGCCAGGGAGTTTTGGGCGCAACTGCATTTGAATTTGCGATTGCCTTCGCTTACGTTTTTTCTCCTGCTCTGTCATAGAAGGCTGCCTCAGCGATTACAGGGAATTGTTGCATAAAAATACTGCGACATGCGCGAGCGATCTCCTGATGTTCAAGTTGAGTCCCATTCGCAGTGCGCAATTCGATGTAATGAATCCAGCTTCTCAGCGTGCCATGCATGTACAAAGTAGTTGGTGTGCATAGCGGTAGGATCCGACGCGCAGTTTCTTTTGCTACGCTCTGAGCAAGCATTGATTCATACACGCCAAAGGCTTTGCCAATGACCTGAGCAGCAGCAGATCGAAATCTGATCTCATCATCCTCAGGGATGTCGTCATGACTGCTCTGCCTGTTCTTTTCGTCTTGACGACGGAAAGCGGGAACCTCCGCAGGTTTTGTTACGGCATAACGCGTAGAAAACTCTTGAAAGCTAAAACTTCTATGACGCAGAATCTGAGCAGCAATATCGCGCTCAGTTTCAATCATCACGCACATGCTTGCCATTTCAAATGGCGACCAATGTTTGTGCTTGATTAAATACTTTAGAAGCTTTGGCCCTGTTTCCCAGTTGTCCTTATTGGCGGGGTTGCTGACCCGCGCCATTTCGACAATCAGGCGCTCTGCATCTGGCGTGCAATGAATGAAGTCAACCTTCATCTTCACTTGCACGAAGTGCTTCGACTTGTAGCAGCACGTATTTAGCAAAAGCTACATGCGATGCAGCGGATTGTTTGTTGGCGGGCGCCATTGGGAAGGAATCGACCCAATACTGTTGAAACAGCTTTTCGATGTCAAGAGCATTAGACATTTGCTTCCTCCTTATTCATGTACTTGTCAGCGAGACCAGTGTAAAGAGAGTGCATCGGATGATCTTTTTCGTTGCGCCCGTCTTTTTCGTACCATTCGTCAAGTCGATCTTGACGTTTTTGTTCTTCGATCGGATCAACCATTGTCAATGGGAGGAAAGTTTTTTGAGCCAGTAGGCGGCCTGGGCGCACCGCCACCCATAGCAGGCGGCAGCACGCACAAGAGCCCTCAGATTGACGTTCAGAGATGCCTCTGACTGCCAGACAGCATTGATGATGCCATCAACCTCGGCGTCAGTCATCAGGGCTTAAGAGGACAGCCTGACGGTAGTAAGGAGCAGCCGGACTGTTGATGAATTGATGCTGAGCTTCCTGTTTCGACACCGCCTTGAATACGTGGTAGGCGTTCATCGACGGGATGTGATAGACGAATCTCTTCTCCCGTAGTTCCGTGGTAGTGGTGGGCAATGTAGCTGATGTTGTCATGAAAGATTGCAGCAAAAGTTAGTGATGAAATGACAAAACAAAAAGTGTTTGCAGTTATTGTTTTCATTTATGCCTCTGGGTGCTGAGTCCATTCCCCACACCAATCCTCTATGTCAACCTTTGGCCAAAGAGCACGTTTGATATGTGGATCAAATCTTTTTGGTGCGTGCCTGTGACACTCATTGTCAAAGCAATACAGACAATTTCCACACTTCTGTTTGTCCCAAGCTATTTGCCATGTAATTGTCATACGAGATCAGATAAATCAGGTTTGACGTAATTTACACTTTTAAGGATCTTGCCATCTTTATTGCGAATGGGCTTACCCTCTTCGTCAAGCTTGCTCATATTGCTTAGAAATACTCGATGCATTGCCTCATCAAGATCCCAGCCCATGTTCTCAGCTGCCTGATAACAGACGAAAACAAGGTCAGCTAGTTCTTTCAAGAGATCTGAGTGTGTTTCTTTTTTATCTTGATCAAGAACACACAGAGCATCAATGACTTCTGTGTACTCTTCAACAATTAGCTTGGCTTGCAAATTGAATTGAAGATTTCCCTTGATGGGATCATTTTCAACTTCAAATGCCCGACGCCATTCCCTTGCCTGTTCCTGTAAAGGTTTCATGAGAGAAAAAATAGAGGCCCCGCCGTAGCAGGGCCAATTGACAGAAGATCAGAGATCGAGATCGTCTTCGTCGGAAGCAACCTCGTCGCCACCCTCATAGGGGGTCAGCACGATCTTGCCAGCTTCGGAGGTCACTTGAACCTTGCTGCCGGGCTCAAAACCAGCCACAGAGCTGTGACGGGCGCCCACAACACAGTTGCCCAGCTTGCCAACGGTGATCACGGGAGCACGGCCCTTGCGGCTGCTGTAGGCACGCTTGGCAGACACAAAAGGAATGCCGGTGCTGGCCTCGGTAACAGCCTTGAAGAACTCAGTCTTGTGGGGCGTCGTGGTGGTTTCGCCGGTCTCGACGTTGGTGGTCTTGGTGTAGTAACCAGCGTTGAAGGCAAGCTCCTCAACGGGCATACCCTCGTTCTCTTTCACAAAGTCAAGCAGTTCCTGCCCAACTTTCTTTTCACCGCGCACACGCACGGTTTTTGCGCCCTCGCTCACTTCGTTATCAACTTCGGGAGCAATCACTTCGGTAGGCATTTGGTCAGTTTCGATGGGATCAAGGACGGTTTCTGCGCCCTGCTTTTTACGTGCCATGAGGCATGTGTGGCTGGCTCGTACAAGTTACCACGATGAAAGTGATCTTGCAAGTCCTGGGTCAGGGTTTTAACGCAAGAGTCATGGCAGCCGCACCTGCTACATGAAGGCGTGAAACACTGATGTGTGCCCCTGGACCGTCAACAGGATCACAAAAAACTTTGATCGACGAAGCGGCGACAATCAAAGCATCATCATCGTAGCAAATCTTAGTAAGAGCATCCCCGCAGGCGCGAAGCAACTTATCCGCGTCACCGAGTTTAGCATGAAATAGGGGAGCGTCAGCTTTCAATTGACCCTTGCTGTTGAAATGACCCTTAGGGCGCGGCATGTAAAAAACGGCAGATAAGATATAGATCCCATCTGTCTGCCAGTCCTTCGGTCGCATCAGCAGGGCAACCTTTCCGATTGCCGAACGCCAGGCATAGAGCCCCTTTGACTGCTCAGCCATGGCAACTGCGACACGTTGCTTGCCTTGCTTATCTGTATAGATGCGCCCGAAAGCGCTTTTACTGCCTTGTGTTTCGGGCTTACCAGAGACAAAGAAGGAAAACTGCTGCTCAGAGCAATCGTTGATTGTCGAGAACAGCCTTGCTGTCATTGTTCTGCTGCCCAAGCCTGTAAAGTTCAATTAGCCTAGCTATGAGCACTCGCTTTTCAAGCTTATCGAGGCGCTCGTCAAGTTTTTCTGCAAGCTTTCTGACTTGCTCTAGCGTTGGATTTTTGTATAGTTCAATTGGCTTAAATTTTTTTGATACTTCAGATATGTCATTCTCTTCTGCACATTGAACAACATCTGGGTATTTTCTATTAACACCTATGTCCTGTAATAAGTGCGGTTTTTGATGGTAGATCGACTGTAGCAACCCAAGCCTCAGCCACATTTCTGATTTTCTACGCCTGTATTTACAGGCAACCCAATACCTCAGTCTTTTGTATTCAAATAGCTCTTGTGGAAATGCAAAGACAGGATCCTGCTTTTGCAGCCATTTAATAAAACGCATTGAGTATTGCGTTTGTGTTCTGTCGTTGATCGCAGCCTTTGAGCAATTAGCAAGAAAAACATTTATTGTTCCTCTTTTTAGCCCAAGCCCATAAAGAGAGTTGTACAAAAAATCTTTGATACCTTGTAATTTAACTTCTTTGCCTGTAAACGTAACATATCCCAGATAAACTTCTTGTGACATGATTTTGCACATAGTCACAAAGAACGGCTCTGAATACTGACCGTTCATAATTGTGCCCAGATGTAGGCGTGCGTCTGCTACAAGCCGCGCCCCGTAAAAAGTATCGTTTCTGTCGCCAAGCATTTAGATCAGTTCGTCAATCTTGATCCTGAACCGCTCTAGCGTACCATCGTTATCTATTACATGTTTAAAGCCTTCCCAGTTATCAAGTGCGCCCTCTGATGCGTGATTGAAATCGTTGACGGCTGACGGGCGTTTGATCATCCACATTTCGCCACCCATTGCAACGATGGCATTGGCTTCATTTTCAAAGCGAACATCATCGACAACAACATGGGAGAATTCTTGCGCTCGCGCACAGAGACAGCGAACCCAAATGTCATCTGCGATGTAGTGCCTACCCCATTCTGTTCCAATTGTTTGCAGAACATACCTGGGACTAGCGTTGATCTCTGGAAGCACCCTGCCCTTATCAACCCATGCAAGACTGAGCGATTTTTCTTTTGAATAGCCAAGGCTCATAAAGAACTCAACAGCCATGCGTTTAATTGGCTCAGCAAAGCTGATTGGCTGATAGCCCTTATGTGCAAGAATAGTCGCAGCAAATGTTTTGCCAGATCTAGGAGCGGGGCTATAAAGTCCAATCAGGCGTTCCATTGTGAACTAATCTTGACAGAGTGATGATACAAGAAAACCCCCTTTCGGGGGCTTTCAAGCTTGGACTTACGAACAATTTGCCTTAACAGAACCCAGAAGCCATGGAGAGGCCGGAACCGTTCTGCTCACTGACGAGACCCCGTTACCGTTGCGTGCGCCGTGTCCTAGCAATGATCTCACGACATTGCTTACTTACCACTTGGCCCGAGCAGTAAAGGCGTTGACGCTGGGGAGGCAAAACAGCTGCAGGGATCATTTACCTAGCTGTGTTCTGCCAAGAAATCAAAATGCAACGTCTTCGTCTTCGATGCTCGCAACGGCTTTGCGAGACCGAGCAGCAGAAGAATAGCCTTCTTCGCTGGACTTCATTTCAGGAAGAGTGAAGTCTTGAACATCGACGTACATAGCAACGTAGTCAGTGCCATCCTTTTTCTTTTTCGGCATCACAGTTTTGAGAGTGCCGACAACACTGACTTGACGCCCATCAGCGAAATACTTTTGAGCGACTTCAATCCTTTTGCCGTAAAAAACAGCGTTGACGTAATGAGTCTGTTTGCCGCTGCCAGTTTTGCAGCTGATACCCACGATGCCACTTTTGCCGTAATCATTCTCTTGAATTTTTACTTCTCCCATGACATGGCCGCTTGCAACAATTGTGAACATAATTAGATTGCTACTTCTGTAGCGCGAGGGAATGAGGTGTTTTCAAGAGAGCAGTAAGCTCCAAAGCGCTCAATAAATTCAAGCGCTGCAGCTTTTAACTCTTGTTTGTCTAGGACATGGATGTGTGGTTCACGCCAGTCATAGCAAACACAGATTACTCCCTGTGTAATCTCGTTGTCAAGTTCTCCTTTGCGAACTGCAAGGTTGTGCGCGAGGGCATATGCAGCAATCTGGACGAACGCCTCTTTGTAATGAGACATTGACTTTGCTTTTTTCTTAACGCCATCTTCTTTGTAGGAGCGCACGGTTTTCCAATCCCAAATGCTGTACTGACCATTCCAGTGCAGCCTTAGGTCAGCAGTGCCTGCATAACCCTTATCGCAGAACAGTGCCTCTTCTGCAAGAAAAGATGCTTTAGGTTCTGCGCCATTAAAGTTTTCTTCTTTTACTAAATCAAGAACAGGGGATAGATGTGTCATGTATTCATGAATGTTATATTGCATGATTTCATCCATTGTCGCCTCTTCAAGTTCATGCTTGCGAGCATCACCAAAGAATGAAAGCTCAACTTCAGAGTGAATGATTGTTCCTCTGCGACAGGCTCTTGCAATAATGTCTTCCCAGTCTGGTTGCATTTGCCGCCAGATTTCTAGGCCCTTCTGTTTGCTTGGATTAAACAGTTCAGAGGTGCGCCCTAGCACAGAACTAACAGAAACGTACTCAAAGCCGTCTCTTTCGTAAAACCCGGATTTAGGGTGACTCATAAAAGACGGTTGATGTTCTTAGCTTTAAGTTTATCCCATTCGTCATCGGATCTACGTTTTCCGTAAAGCCATGACTCTGTGGATTGTCCTTCCTTTGGGCCATTGCGTTCAAGTCTTGTGACTTTGAATTCAGTTGCTGGCTGCCAGGAGGGTTTCTGGCGTCGTCATCTAGCCATGGCCCTCCAGCTCGGCGGCG